GCAGGCGAGATGGAACCAGCCACGAGGATCGACGGGGCCGATGTGCCGGGCGTCAACGTAAGCGCGCTGGATTCCGTCGAGGCCGTATAGGACGATGGAAACGATGTTCCGTCGCCCCAGTCCACGCGGTAGCGCATTTTCGCGCGCCGGGTTGCGCCGGTCGGAAGCGTCAGGTCGTAGGTCGTTGAGCCAGTCAGAACGCCAAGGCGTGACGTGCCGTTGCTGGCGTTGAGCGGCGTGTTGGGGCCTTCCAGGAGGTCACACTGAATAGCCGGGGTGTTGGCTGGCAGCGCCCCGCGCGTAAAGCGCATGACGGTAGAAGATACCTGCGATAGCGTCGGGGCGGGGGCCGGACCGGGGTCTTGCGCCACGGAAATGCGCAGCGCGTTTGCCCCGCTTGCTGCCGTATCCACGTAAAGACCTGTAGCGGTATTGGTGGCGCGGATGATTGGGTAAACATCCATCATCGCCGCTGAGGGCGTTCCCGCCAGAATACCGCCAGAGGAAAGCGTCATCCCGGTCGGAAGCGCGGGCGATCCGGGTGCAAGCGCGTAGCTGTCAGCGTTCACGAAGTTCTGTGAAAGGTCATAGCTTGGCGAGTTGCCAAGGATGATTTTTTGGTAGGGGATGACCGTAAGCAGAACGGGTTGCCCCGGATTTGCCGCCGCCGCCATACGCTGTAGAACAGATGCGCCAATGCCGACCTGGTGAATGCCCATGTCCGGTTCCTGTTATTCTGATGTTCGGATTTTGTGGCGATTGCTCAGAAAGAGCCGTTCGCGCCTTCGTCGTTTTCGCGGGAATCGGCCAAGTGGCCGGGGTCTATTTTCTCAAGTACCCAAGCCAAAACCGACCACCCGCGATTATGTGCGTGCTTTGCGGCTCTGGAGCTAAGAGTTTCGTCCGGGTCGCCGCCAAGGATCGTGTTGATCAACTGGTCTGCGGCAATGAATAGGTTATGGGCGTATCGCTTTATCACGGGTGCACAGATGCAATCATCGGACGATAGGTCTCCATCATCGCGTCGATAGTTGCGACGTTGGCGGCCCCGTTCACGTTGTTGATATAAGCCATTCGCATGGCTTCAATCGTTGCTGCCACCACAGACCATTGCGCCGCCATCTGCATCCACAGGTTCGCGAGCGCAGGCGCATCAACAGCGGTGATATTCACCTCAGCGGCAAGGAGCGGATAGTCCTGCAAGTTCGGGTTTTGCGCATTGAGCCAGCGCAACGCCTCTGCCTTCTTTTCCAGATAGAGCATTTCTTGCCCCGGAATGACCGTGATGAACCGCGTCCGCGCTTCTCCAGCGAGTCGGTTGATTTCCGCCTTGGCCTGCGTTTTCACGTCAGCCAGAACACGCGCCGGAGCCACATATGCTGCCGGATTAGCCAAGACCGCTGCGGCATATATTCCGGCGCTGGCCGCGTCATTCGGGTCAGCGGTAAATGGTATCCATCCAAGAGACAGATGGTTGATTTCACAATCAATCGTGCCGAAGCGATTATAGGCTGGGTTGCGAAATTCCATCACGAAACCCTTATGAACAAGGTCGATTCAAGGTTGCCCGGCGTGTTGGTGGCGCGCGCTGGTTTATATCCTAGCGCCATCCATGTGCCGCTCAGAGCGCCGCTGCTCGCAACAGGACCGCTGTTCTGAAAGCCGACAGCTATGAGGTTGGACCCGGCGATGGTTGCCCCGAATGCAACAGCCGTCAGGCTGTTTTGCGTGGTGGCAAACGCCAAAGACCCCACCGTATCAATTGCCATGAGCGCGAGGCGGTCGAGTATCCAGTTTCGCCCCGTGTTGGTAGCGGTCGAGCCAAGGGCTGCGTCAAGAATGCGTGGCGCACCAGAAGCCCCTTCCGTGATAGCGGTCGGGTTGTCGGCCAGCGCCTTCATGAGCGGGCTATCTTGCGGCGCATATGGATCTGTCTGAGTGCTGGCAATCGTGACGTAGGTGGTCATCAGATGATCCTGTACGGCTCTGAGTTATCCGGGAAATAGGGAGCCGAGGGCGCGCTTATGAAGGAAAATGCCTCACGCTCTGCCGCCGTGGCTGTGTTGTAGTCAGGCGTTCCGGGCGGCGCGATATATGGATTACGGCCTGCAAAATTGTAGGATTGCAGCGTCACCTCGACATTTACATTCGGAACCGGCTCACTTCGGCCAATGACCTGAAATAGCGTGGGGACAGACACCCCGTCAGAACCGCTCACCAGATCGCTTTGCAGGTTCAGCACATCGACAAGTTTGATGTCGCTGTCTTTCTCATCAAGTTTGACCGTGATCCGCTTCGGCGCTGACAACAGGCGGCGCAACAGGCGGGTTGATGCGATAAGCATCGTCGTCTGGTCGCCTTGATCAAGCCAGCGGGTATAAATCTTGCGCGACTTCACCCCGCCATAGAGCGTGTACGATGTCGGGTCGGCCGTCAGGATTTTGATGCCGTAGTTGCTATCGTCAGTCAGGCTTTTAGTCGGGTCAAACCGCTTTCCGTAAAACAGCACTTGGGTCAGGCGGTCATCGTCGCGGTCCTCTTGGTCAAGACTGATAATGGTCTTGTCGTCAACGTCGCGCGCCACTTCGCCGTCAAGCGGGCGGTTCATCTGCAATTGCATCTTGCCCGCTTCCAGATCAGGCCAGACTGTGCATCCCAGATCACCCAATTCGGCGAGAAGCGTTGCCACAGGCGTCGGGGTGGTGATGTCGGTGGTCAGCTTGACCGACAGGCCCCATCGCGTCACCTCTGCGGCCCAGATCGCGAGTTGCCCCGCGTCGAGCCATGTGGATGATGTGCCGGTGAAGTTCAGGATAAGGTCAGACGCGACATCATCAAGGCGCGCAAGGTCATAGGAAAGCGTCTCTTGAACCGTATCGCCTTGCGAGTGCGTCGCCGCAGTTGTGTTACGAATACCGCGCGTCACGGTGAAAGTGTCGCTGGCGCGGGTGAACCCCATAATCTCTGAGCCGATGCAGAGCCGCCCGCTTGCGGCATATCCAGCCCCTGCCCCGGTTGGCGTCACGGTGAAGGATGTTTGCCCCGCTGTGATATCGAGTGTCAGAAGGCCAGAGGAAGGCTTGGGCGCAAGGGCGGTTCGCTCATTGGCAAGGTCCAGAACATCAATCCCGGCAATGCGGTGCGAGCCGTTGTCATCCGGTCCCGTCCATTCCTTGATTTGAAACGTGCGGGTTTGCACATCGACCAATGCGCCATTTTCAAGATACCCACGAATGAGGCGGATTGTCTTTCCTGCGTAATATGGAAACCTGGCCTTGATGCGGGCGAGGAAGGTGCCGTTGTCTTTCGGATTATATCCAACGCCGCTGTAAAGCGCCGCCCCACTGATGCGCTGTGATTGATATGGGTCAATTCGCACATCGTCATAGGTGAAGTCGCGCAGCGTCACGTCCAGCGTAGCCCTGCGGCCAAGCGCCCCCATGTCCGGTGCAGAGCCTGCGATATTGACTGTTGCGCTGGTTGCCGATGCCCGCTCAAGAGCCGGGAATGAAAACTGGCCCTTTGGAATGGGCGATCCGACTTTGGTGAAGCTCAGCGTAAGTGGCGTACCTTCGGCATAGTTTGCCGGGTCGGCGCAATTCTTGCGCAGGTTCCAACATTTTGCCAAGACAGAAGGGCCGAGTGCCGCCGTGCAGGGGGCTGTGCCAAAGGTGTTCTGGCAGAACGGCACGTCGATTTCGACTGCCTCATATATCTCACGGGGTCCGGTCATTTACGGCTCGCAATAAGCGGTCATTTGCAGCGCCATGCTGCACCAGTCGCCACCGCCAAGGATGGGGGTGTGCAACGCATCGTCGGCCCAACAGTAGGCTACGTCATTTGTGAATATCGCCGGAGCCGAAGCCCAGACAAAAGGCAGCCCATCGTTGTGATGGTCGCGGAATGCCTGAAGTGTTGACTGCGCAAAGGCATAGGTGACGCGCAGCAAGTTCGCGCTCAGGCTGGCCCCGGCGCTGACGATCTTCTGCCCAAGGAAGTGCCCGCCTCGCGATATATTGGGATACCGATTGATGGTCTTGGCCGACCAGATCGGGTTGTAATCCGGCGTTACGCCGCCGGGAATGACAAGGCGCGGGCCGATCATGGCAACGCCGACAACCTTTGACCCATCGACTTCAAAGCCCCATCCGTCAGATGTTTGGGCGGGGAAAATCATCAGGAAAGGGTCATTGCTCGTCGGGGTGAATGTCGCGGTGTCTGTCCAAGTCGCGCCAACAAGCCGCTGAACCTTGACCACTGTCCCCGACAAGTTGTGAGCCGCGACAAAGGCGCATTCCGCCGATCTGGGAGCGCCAAGCGTTGCACGGATGGTATCCCGTCCGCCTGCGGTTGCCCAATAGTCGTAGGTGTTGCCATCCACGGCTTGAGAACGCGGGCCATTTGAGGGCAGAGTGCCGTTGGTCAGGGTTCCGGTTGCCAGCAGGTTATCGAAAAACACCATCGGCTGACGGTTGTCTTCGTTGTAGGCAGGACTTGTGCCGGTGGTAATCGAAATCATCGCAGCAACTGCACGATTGGAGCATTGCGAAGCCGCGCTTCGCCGCTGAACATGTCAAAGAGCATCTGCCCGGTGAAAATATCGGTCGCCTTGACGCCTTGCACGATCAACCGCTGCTGCGGCGCTTCTTGCTGCTGCGCCTGAGCGGCGATTGACCCCGTTCCCGCCCCAGAGCCTCCACCGCCGCCGATGCCGCCAGCGGAACGAATTGCAGCCACGCCTTTCAAAGCGGCGCCGACCACGCTCACGGCAGCGGCAACGCGCGCCCACGGTCGGCCAACGAAAGATGGATCGGCCATGACTTGGGTATAGGCGCGCCAAGCGTCGATAGTAGATTGGACCGCGCCGAATGTGGCTGCAATCTTGACCATACCCTTGCCGCCAGCAGTGGCAACGCCTTGAGCGGCGCCAAAGAAATTAGACATATCTGACAGACGATTGACCTGCGAATCCGCTGCAATCTGCGCCAACTTCTGTTGATATTCTTGCTCGACCTGTAGAAGCGCTTCCTTGTGGCCTTGCTCGCCAAGGATTTCCATTGAACGACGATCTGCCAGCGTCTTTTGCGCATCGGCATACCATGTATCCAGCGTCTGCTTTTCGGTCATAAGATCGTCTTGCAGTTGCTTGAGATGAGCGGCGAAGTCATCGGTTCCGGCACCTCCCCCACCGCCGCCACCTTTTGCGCCAGATCCAAAGGTAGCCCCGCCCCAGTTCGCCTTTTTCCAAGCATCTGTGTTGAATTGTGCCGCCGACTGACGTGACCCACGTTGCGAACCACGCTCATCCGGAAGCCCGCGAGTGGCAGCCCCAGGAGCAAGGGCGACATTCCACGCCTGCGCGATGGACCATGCGTTTTTTGCGGCTGCGCTGAGTTGATCTGACATGCCGCCTGCCGCCCCAGCCGCCGAATTGAACAGGCCAGTGAGCGCAGATGCCGCGCCCGACATGCTGGCAAGGAATGAGCCGCTTTGCTCCAATGCGCCCTGCGTTTCGCCAGCCTTGATGGTGATCTGGGCCAGTTGAGCATAGGCCTGCTGCATCGGGGCGGGCATGGCTTCGACGGAACCGAACGCGCCAAGCATTGCTATCCTGACCTGCTCGGCAGCAGCGGCTTGTTCTTTCATGCCGGTTGCAGACGACAGCGCATTAATCGCATTTTGCAGGCGCGCTATCTCATCAGCGGCCATGCCGAAGTCGTCAATCAACTGCTTGCCGAAAACAGCGTGACCCATGCTTTGCCCGACGATTGCGCTTTGCATCAGCGTACCGTCGAGCGTCTGAATGGCGGTCGTAATGGCGTTGATAGCCTCGACCTGCTTGACGTCAGCAATGGCGCGCAAAGCGCCCTGAGCAGCCCCTGCAAGCGATCCGTAGCTGGATGCCAGTTGATCCGTCGGGGCAATGGCTGCCTGCGCTGCCTTCACATATGCACCGACAGCATCATCCATCGTGTTCATTGTGTCGGTCAGCGCCTTGGCGCTCTGTCCTGTGCCCATCATGGCATTCACTACCAGCGGTAGCGCGATGCCCGCCAGCAAGCCCGCAGCAGCCCCGGCAGCGCCGAACGCAAGGCCAAGGTCAGGCAACTGGATTGCCAGAGCCTGCACAAAATTGCCGGTCGCCATCGTCTGCTGGCCGACCTGTGACAGTTGCTGCGCCGCCATGCGCATGGAGTTGCCCGCGCCGGTCGTCGTGCGGCTCAGGTTCGCCATGCCAGCGCCAGCGCCCTTGGACGCAGTGCCAACATTCTCGACAGCCCCCTCCGCCTTGCCTGCGGCAGCGGTCAGCTTGTCCAGATCGGTGACGCCCTTGATAGCGCCCGAGCTGTCAACGCGGATTGAAAGTTCGGCTACGTCCATCAGGACTTTCCTCTCAGCACGCCGGGGCGCAAAGGCTCCATTGGCGGCTCAGGCTTGAAGTTGAGATAGGCGGCATCAGCGGCCCGGATGCAGGCGCGGAACGTGTCTGGATCATCGGTCGGAAAAGCCGCTATGGCGCTCCACGGGATTGGACCGCCCATGAACCGGCGTTCCGTCGAGAGTTCCCAATATGCTTGAAACCACTCCGCCACGCCGGGAAGTGCGGGAGGCGGGTTGAGATAATCAGGTATCGGCGCGCCGCGTTCCTCTTGCGTCTTGCGATACTCAGCCGCTGTAGCCCCGTGCTCGGCTTGCCAAAGCACGAGGCTTATGAGTTTTTTGCGATTTCCTCTTGCCTGGCAGCGCGGGTGCGATCCACGGCTTGCGCGGCTTGCACGAGAAGGTCGCAGAGCGGATCGAAGTCTGTTTCCAAGACCAGATTGCGGACCTTGGCGGTTTCAATCGCCTTGCCGCCCATCGTGAAGCCTTCAATCTCCACGATCAGCAATTCGGAAAGCACTTCGCGCATGATTTGTGCCGCGACATCGGCCTTGATGTTACCATCGAGACGGTCGCGCGGATCAACCCGGCGATGCTTGGCTGAGAACATGTCGCGCGCCGCTTGCGTCGTCAGGCCGCGCATCTTTGCCCGCACGTCGCCCAGACCGGGAACCTCATCTGCCCCGATCCAGCGTCCATCATCAATAGCGGCACTATCCTTCTTGAGGGCAAGAAGATCCAAGATCAGACCTCAACGACGTTGGAATTGATTTCCAGCGTGCAGCCCATTTCCAGCACGGTGTTCGCCTCACCGCCAGCGCGGGTGCGAGACATGACCATAGCGATGAAATAGCTGACCTCGCCCGAGGAATAGGCGATCTTGAAGGCATAGTTGCTCTTGGTGCCTTGCGCCGTTTTCAGTGCGGTCTGGCCCGCATCTCCGGGAACAACTGCGAACGCGGCTTCATAGCTGCCAGCGTTGTTCGTACCCTTCTGCTTAATGTCACGGCCACGGTTGATGAGCTGCGTCGTGATGACTTCGGCATTGTCGCCGATGTCGCCCATTTTCTTGAAGCCATCCACCTCGACCCAGACTTGCGACGCAAAGTCGCCAGCCACGAAATCGGAGTTCTTGGAAGCCAACACGCCGCCAATGTAGATGCGGCTGCCAGCGGCAGCGTAAAGATCGGCCATTTCATGAACCTTTCAGGTAGCACTTGCCCAAGGTGCGAGCGGGCTTAGGTCAGAACCTCGAACGGGATGATGACTGGCGTATGCCAGTATCCATCATCGCGATAACCACCCCTTACCGATGGGGCTTCCGGCACTCGCAAGACGCTTCCCCCGGATAGAGTGATGCTTAGATCGGCAGGGAAATGGGCCGCGATTGCATCAGCCACGCCATCCCCCTGCCCGCTTCCGCCGTTCAGCGGAATGCAGGCGCGCACGATCATTGAACCGGAGTACCGATGCCGCCCGCCTATGGTCAGGCGACGATTGGGCGCGGCCTCGATCATCACTGCCAGATAGCGACTGCCATCCGGGGTGAAGTCGCGATTAGGCCACGCCACAGGGATTGCAGGATTGAAAGCCAGCAGATCAAGGCGAGCCTTGAGAGCCGCCCCGATTTGCGCAGCAGGCATCAGGCGCTGCGGCCCACAACCGCGATCTGGTAGATTGCTGCCGCGCCGGACGAGTTGGCGATGCGCAGAATGTCAGCCGTGGTTGCGGTGATCGCGCCGAAGCCCGCCGCATTGTCGCTGTTCCAGACCATGAACATGCCGCCGGGGCGGATCGGGCCAACGGTCGGCGTCGTGCCGCCAAGGAAGCCCGGCGTGACCGGGTTTGTGCCAACGCCAAGCGTCAGGTTGGTGGTATTCGCAGCACCGGATCGCGGGGCGTTCACAAGGATGATCCCGACCAGTTCAACCGGCGCGCGCGACACGCCAATGGCGTCCACAAGCGGCGACAGGTCAATGTCGTCATTCGATGCCGATGCGACGGTGCGTTCATCGGTCCAGATGATGTCAGCCTGCCCAGCCGCCGTACCATCCGCGAAGGTGAACGCTTGGGTAAAATCAACGTTGGAAACCGGCGCGCCGAAGTCGGCAGTGCCAGTCAGTGCCGCCCGCAGTGCGAGCGTCAGAGTGCCATTCAGAGCCATAGTGGCGCTTCCTTTATGTCAGAGGTTCTTTGCCCGTTCGGCATTGCGCGCAACAAAGCCTTGCCATTGCTGCGCTGCGCGAAGGGCGAAGAAACTGCCCGCCATCCGCGAAGTTCCATATTCAACGTGGCGCGCGTAGTTGGCAGTCCATCCGCCTTCTATCGCATCGCCTAGTTCCATCCCGGCAATCGCCAAGGCGTAAGCGTCTGGCCCGGTTGTGCCTGCCGTTCCGTTGATCCCGGCAACGAAGGTGTTGCGCAGGAATCCGGTATCGATGGGCATGTTGCCGCCCTGCGCCTTGGGTCGCTGCGCCGCCTCGAAAACGTCTTGAGCGCTTTCCTTGAATACCGCCTCAATCTTCTGCCGCGACTTCAAGGCGAATTGCTCGATTGACGCGGTGAAGGTATTGACCACGGCGCACCGCCCCATCAACTTCAAACGCCATAGGAGGAACCCATGCGCGCGATTATCCTGCTCTTGCTTTCCGTAGCTCCGGCGTTGGCCTTTGGATTGCCGTCCGGCCTGAAAGACCCGTTCGCTGACCAGCCATCCTGCCTGCGTCTCGCTGACGAAATGCAATCAGAACCGGAGAACGCGACACTTCAACACATCGCCCTTATGGAAGGCATCGCCGCCCATAACCTCTACAACGAGCATTCAGCTATTCTGGCGAATGATGCCATTACCCAAAATCCCGGTAACACGGCGGTAAATGCTGAGTTGGTAAGAATTGCCTGCGCCGACATTTTCTAGATGAATCGGATTCGCGTAGTCATCACGCAGCGACAGGCGATAATCTCTTCCGGGCCTGCGCCTAGGCTCGCATCTTGCGGGTAGCGCATCTTCGCTCCCGATGAGGTGGTGAACGGCTCATCAAACTTGTGTTGTTGCCCGTTCATTGCGGCGTGACTGTCCCTCGTCCGCCCGTCCATTGTTGCCGACCATGTTTTCACAACTTGATCGGCGCGCACCTTGCCGGTGTCTATCAGTTGGCGCATTGCCTCATATTGCGAAGCATGTAGCGCCGTGAGCGTTTCCGTGCGAGCAATCATGTCGCCGCGATATTTCAGCATCCGGTCGGAATACCGGTTGGAAATCGCCTGCACGTCTTCCTCTGCCAGCGCCTTGCCATCCCGGATCGCCCGCATAACCATCCGGTCATAGCGTTTGTCCCTGAGTGACCGCTCAAGATAGCCAGCCATCAGTTTCGGGTCGCGCAACTCAGCGCGGGCATTCGCCACGAATTGAGCCTGCTGCGAAGTCAGCCCGAGAATGCCACCAATGCGCCGACCGGTTGCCCGATCCATGCGCCCGACAATCTCCAGCGCCGTATCGCGCGGGTTTTGCCCTTGGGCCAGTCCATCCGTCAAAGCCGTGCGAACCGCGTCGCGTTGGTCGTTTACGATTTCGGTAATCAGGCCAGACGAGCGGGTGTTTACCCAATTCTCCGCTTGAGCATTCTTGCCATCAAAGCGAAGCACCACGCGCCCTGCGGAAAAGGGTCGGCTATCGCCGGAAGGCCAGCAATGGCATCCCTCCCGCCCATGAGATACGCCGCCCGGAGTGCATCATCGAGTGGCGCAAAAAACTCAGGCCCAAGGTTTAGCGCCTTGATCGCGTCGTCAACTCGGCCCTCATCAAGCGCGCTGACAATGACCGCAATTTGCGCTTCTGACCGAAGATCAGCCACCGCGCTCAGAAAAGCGTTGCGGATCGTCGGCTCAAGCGCCGCGATGAGCCGTTCAATGTCATACGCCAATGTCGGCCTCATACATCACGTCAACACCGCCGGGAGACAGCGGACGCGCCTCGAAAATCCGGTGCCACACTCCGCCGACCTGCACCCTATCGCCTTTGACCGGCACCTGACCACCAGCGGCGATGTAGAGCGTCCGCGTGGTTTCGGTTATCACGCCGTCCGTCATGTTGCGCTTGACGATGTTCAGATCCACCACTGTAACCGGATAGGTCACAGGCGCGCCAAGCGTCGGGTCATAGGCCGGTCCCGTTTCCGATCCCGGCTTTTCAAGCGTTGCAGCTTGACCAAACTCGGCAATCAGGCTTGAAGCCGTTGCCCGCGCGTCGATGTAGTCGAAACTCATACCCGCACCAGATCAACCGAAGCGCCGCCGCCGGTATTAACCAGAATGCGAGAAAGGATGCCGTCCACGACCGTCAGCGTCGGCGTCATGGCCGTTGCGCCGCTCGGGTTGGCATATTCCACTTCAAGCGGGCCAACCTTCTTGCGCTTGGCAATCGTGCCAGCCACCACGTCAGGCGACAGGCTTCCGGGGCTTGCCAGTTCACGCAAAGCTGCCTCGCACGTCGCTGAGACGATTTCAGCGGGGATGGTATCATCGGAGATAGCGAAGCCGTCTGCGTCATAGGCGTTGTAGCGCGGCCATGCTAGCGGCTGCGACCGGCCATTGCGGCGATACCCACCCCATCGGCCATCAAACTCAGCGTCAATCCATCCGGTCGCCCGGCGCGCTGCGGTTTCCTTGTCGCCATTGGTCGCCGCACCCCAAGCCGCATTGCCACGCGCCACGTGATAAGCATCAAGCGCCGCAATATCAGCATAGCTGTCAGCATTGGATGCGCCGGGGGTGACAACCAGAGCCATGATCAGTCAGACCAACCGCAGAAAGTCGCGGTCGTGTTGGTCGCCTTGATACGGCGAATGCGGCCTGGCAGGATTTGCCCGGCCAAGACCGTGATGATTTGCGCCGTGTCGGCATCGTCATTGCGATACCCCAGCACAGCGGCATCGCCAGCCGTTTTAGCGACGATGTACTTAAAGTATTCGCCAGACGTGGGATGCGTGACATCAACCGTATCGCTCGGCGTGATTGGATAGACAGCCTGCCCGTAGGTATCGAGCGAGGAAGTCCGTGCGCCTTGCGGCATTTTCGTTTCAGTGAATGGCATGGCACCCTCGCAAGGATTGGTATTGGGGGCAGTTTCCCGCCCCCAAGGTTACTGGATCAGCCGAGAAGCGTGGCGATGTGTGCGCCGTTCGGCGCAGCGCAGCCCCAAGCAAGGCCGATTTCAAACTTGACCTGACGATATTGCCGATAGAGCGACACTTCGAAGGTCAGGCCCGAAATCGGGTCGGTGATATACATGCGGTCATCCGCACTGTCGCCGCCGTCCGGAACCGCAGGAGCGCGGGTTGCCAGAACAAGCGAGCCACGGTTGAACGCGAAGTTGCCGGTGTAGTTGTTGCCGATGGTGATGGCATTGTTATCAGGTGCCGTCACCAAGAGGCCGGGCTTGCCAACAACGATGTCACCAGAAGTCGCCACCAGACCGGTGTTCACCACATACTTATTCGTGGTGTCAGCCGTGTAGGTGATGATGTCGCCCGCCAGAATACCGGTCGTGTTGACCGTGATCGTGTCAAGCGTCAGGGTGGTTTCGCCAACAACTTCGCCCGAGGCGTTGTTGATCAGCGCGCCCGTTGCGGCACCTTTGGTGTGCAGCGAGATACCAGCCGAGTTTCGCATGGAGAAGCCCAAGACGCCCTCCGGGATGATACCGTCGCGCAACATCACAGCGGTGCCAGCTTCGTTCACCTTCAAGAGCATGTTCTGCTTGCCGCGAAGGTTGAGCCAGGTTGCCGAGTTGCCGACGAATTGCAGGTCAGACAGCGGCGCTCCGTTGTCCTCAAGGATCTTGCGAACGCCTGCAAGGTCAGTCAGGTCGCCGTTGGTGCCGAATGGCGTGGTGCCTGCGGTGCCATAGGCGCGCGATGCATTGGTCTTGGCGCAAGCGGCGAGATCAACCTCGATTGCGTTCACCAGCTTGCGCATGCCGTCCGCAAACTGATCCGCCAGCACCTTGTTATAGGTGCCGGTCGTGCCCATTGCCCTCTGCTCTTCGCCGTTCCATCGGATCGGCGCGACCTTCGACTTCGAAATGGTCACATCGGTATAGCCGACGGTCGTATCGCCGGACGATGCCGGGTTAGCGCCGGGCGTCACATCTTCCAGCGCGCCGGAGCTGCCGATGGGCGAGCGGACGGTCTGGTTCAGTGCAGCGCGTTCGGCGTTGCTGTCGCGGCTGACAGCGGGAATGAAACCCACCATCTCGCGCGAGACGATGTTCATTGCTTCGTAAAGCGTCGGGATGTTCCCGGTCAAAGTGTTGGCCATGATCGGCCTCCTTTCATGTCAGATTGTTTGAAGGGGCCATCGGCCTTCGCTCCCCATCGGGTCGCGGTCAGTCCACCACTTGCATTTTGTCCACGGTCACAGACTTGTGCTGTTCCTCCGGGGACATTTTCGAAAAGTCGGCGCGCGTGATGGTCTTAGCGCCGGGCCTTACTCCGTTTCCGGGAGCGCCTGGGCCGGTCGGCTTGGCGAGATACGCCTTACCCTTGCTGCCAGCCCAGTCTTTGACGTATTGCCCGATGGCAATTTCGCCCAAATCAGTTTCCACGACAGCGCGACGAGCGCCCTTGTCGTCTTGCAGAACCTTCACCTGACCGCGAAGCGATGCCATCGCGCCATCGAGAAGGTCCGGGTTCACGCCGCTTTCCAGCATGGCATCTTTCAGCCCGCCATCCACCAGCATCCGCGAAATGTAGCCATCACTTTCGGTCAGCTTTCCGGTCAGGCCGGAGAGTTCCGTATCGTGAGACTTTTTCAGCGCCGCGATTTGGTTGGCGTGTTGCGTTTTCAGCGTCTCAAGCGCCTCGTCCGGCTTTTGCGGCTTGCCAGATTTGAGGCTCGTCCATTCATCGGCGTTGAAGTCTTCGGGAATGTCTTTGTACTTCGCCTGCAACTCATCAAGTTGCGCCTTGTACCGGTCCCGCGTCGCCTTGTTGGTGTTGTTTGCGGTGATAACGCCGCGTACCTTGGGGTGATCGTCGATGCCTTCGAGGTCCAGAACGAATTTTCCGTCCTGCTCAACGTAAAGCGCCTTCACATCCGCCGGGATATCATCCGCAGCGGCAAACGTTGCCTTGATGCCCATCGGGCTATCCTTTCAGTAAGTGCCCCGCATCACGGGGCTGGGTTTGGCAGCGTGATTGCCGCCAATTTCTCCGCTGAGGTGATCTGGTCCTGATCAATCAGCTTCAATTCATCGTCCGAGGTACGGTCATCCGGCACGACCCCGCCAAGCTTGAGCCGGTCGAATGTGGTGCGCCACGAATAGGCCCCAGCCTGCCATCCACGAACAATCGCGTCGATTTCCTGCGCAGTCAGCGACTTGTCGAAGAAATCCAGATTCGGCGTCACAACACACTTTTCCGGATCGTCGCCGACCCATGATGCGAGGTTGCGCAGCGCCTTTTCCAAGCCCGCCGCCGTGTTCATGGCGATGGTTTTCAGCGTCGCTGTTTGGCTTCCGAGGCGAAGCTTGAGGGCGTCGCCGCTTTCCGCAGTCTTTGCATCGGATAGTAGCTGTGCGCCAAAAGTACGCGCCCGATTCAGGCTGTCGTTGATTGCTGACTTCTGCGCCTCAAGCCCCGGTCCGCTGAATTCTAGATACTTTGCATCACCGTCTTTAGGCAGAATCCATAGCTTGCCTGCACCAATGGTTGTGGGGGCCGTCCCATTTTTCACAGCTGATGCCGGATCATCAAATCCAATCGCCACGGGCGTCGGCTCCGAGGTCATATGCAGCGCGAACGTGTAGTCTGCATCAAGCCGGTAAACTCGGACCGCGATCTTGGCGAGGCCATAAAGCGGCACATCGTCAGGCTCGGTCGTCAGGTCATTCGTGTCGATGAACACGAACGGGACACCAACCGCAGACCGCTTTGGCGTTGCCGCCTCGATAGCCTCAGCGCTCACCCAAGAGCCACTTTCGTTTTTCACCCACTCGCGCGCAGCATATGTCCCGCTTTCCGAGACATAGCATTCGCGGTACTTCTCGACCTTGGCCCATTTGTTGGTTGTCGGGTCGCGCACGTCCTGTGTCTCGCATAGGACCACATAATTCGGCCCGTCCCAGTTGGTCACAGCCTCTGTGCAATACCCGGCAAGGTGTGGATTGCCGTTGGCGTCGATGCCGGGAAGCAGGCCATAGCGGCCCATCGTCATGACTTCCATCGCAATGCGGCGATGCAAGCCATCCAGTGTCAGCCCGTCTGGCGTGGCTCGCTCGCGAAGCACTTCAAGGCGCGGCGACAGTTTGATTTCCGCAGCGTCGCCAAGCATGACGCCGACTGCGCCACGAACCGTTGGCGAAACCAATTCCGGAAATTCAGCCCGGTCGCGGTACGACGCATAAGCTGCCTTGCGCACATCAAGATTGGTAATGGCCTTGGTGCCGCTTTTCATCGGCAGATAGATTTCGCCGCGCGCCTTTACCTCGTCCTCGCCATCGAATGCGTCGCGCATCAACTGCCACGATTGCGCATATTTCAGGTAGGACGGATGGCGAATTGTGATGTCAAACGCCATCAGTAAAAGCCCGTTTCGATTTCAATGCCTTGAGATGCCGGGGCAACAAGCATGTCGAATGCCCGGCTCGCGGCGTCTGTCTGGTCTTTGTATTTGCCAACCGGGAACATGCTTATTTCCTCCAAGAAGTCCCGGTTCCAACTTCCCGCAACAAGTTTAACGTTTCCGGCCTCTGCTTGCGCCGCAAGCGGCAATGCCCGCGTCGCCTTGTCACCAGTTTCAGGCGACATGGTGTAAACATATCCGGCCAAGGCCCTGATCAACTCCTGCCCCCAAGACTTGCCAGCGGAGCCGGGGTCTTGCGGGATTGATCCAGGAACATCGCGCCCATCCTGGGACGCGGTATTGACCAGCATTTTCTTGACGCCAACCGGGTCAACCCGATCTCGGGTCACATTCTTGATGTAGAACAGCCCGTCCGAATCTCTGCCCATCAAGACGCCAGCGGTATATGCCGCAGTATCGCTCTTGGTCCCGGCCAAGTCCCATCCTCGCGCCCATTTGCAGGTCGCAGGAGCGGCCTGTACGACCCCGAACCACTCTTGCTTGAACATGCCGCCGCCGCGTGGCGATGGTCGCTGCTGCAACTGCCCCGCGCTGGCGTAACTGCCCATCGTCCGCTCAAGGTCGGAAACCTGTGTCTCCGGGAAGCGGTCATGGAATAGCAATTCGCCATCCGTCTGGCGTGGGTCGGTGAAAATCGGTGTCGTACATTTGCGGCCCGGCTCAAAGCGCATAGGCAGGCACAAATGGACGTAGCCAAGATCCTTATCCAGTATCACCCCGCTCGTGTCACGCTCATGCAGCCGCTGCATGATGACCACGATTGCCGATTTTTCGTTGTTAACCCGCGTCGGCAGAGCTTCTGTGAAGGTGATTTCCGCAGCCCTGAGCGCTGCGTCTGAATTAGCGTCGTCGGCGGATAGAGGGTCGTCAAGCTTTACCCTGTCGCCCCGTGAGCCAGTCATGCTGGTGAAGGCCATTGCCTCCACAAACCCTGTCTTGTCGTTTTCAAACTTCGTTTTCGCGTTCTGGTCCGTGACCAAATTTGTCGGCCAGCGGTCTTGATACCATTGCGACTGTATCAACCGGCGGCATTTCATGGCATCGCGCACGGCAAGGTCTTGCTTGTGCGCCGTGCCGATGTGCCGCATGTGTTTAAGCCCTCGCGGTCCCCATTCCCAAGCAGGCCAGATGACGCCGGTCAGAAGCGACTTCATCATGCCGGGCGGCACATTTATCAACAGTTTGTTGAATTGACCGTCCGTGACCGCCTGCAAGTGCTGGCATATTGCGTCAAGCGCCCACCCCCATTTCAGAGCGGTCGCAGGCTCCATGATATGCCACGCCATGCGGGCAAAGACTGCTAGGCTCCTGCGGCACCCCTCGCGCTCAATCTCTAGCCAGTCCGCTTCCCTCAAGGTCAGATGTTTCATCGGTCAGCTTCGCCGCCAATAGTTCGGCAAGGGCAGCATCGCTGAGCTTGCGGGGATCAATCGAAACAGATTGCTCAATCGGCCCGCCGTCGCGGCCCGTCACTTCCTGCTTATCGGCAAGCCCGAGGTCGCGCATGATGATGTTCGAGACCAGAAGCCCGGCAGATGCGCCCTCAAACTTCTGAGTGAATATCACGTCCTCGATCTTCTCTATGGCTTCCTTCAAATCTGCGCGGTTGTTTCGCCATTCGTACCACGTCTCCCGGTTTATCCCGAGGAACACGCTCAACGCGCGGATTGACATAGCGCGGAGCTTCGGCAATTCCTCGGTCTGGATTTCGCCATTTACCGAAAACGCCTTCATCTCCATAAGCGGATTGCCGGAAGCCCATTCGAAGTAATCAACACAGGCAGCCCAAAGCTCATCGCCGTTCGCAAAGAAAGGCTTGGTCTGAGGAGCCAGCCGCCAAAGCTCATTCCCGTTCTGGAAACGTGTTTTTATCGAATTTGGGGACTGTTCCATTTCGGCGGGATTCCTGTTGGTCCGCGCTGTGGAACGGTGATCTGTGATACATGATCGACAGGTTCCAGCCATGGCAGGAAATGCGACGTGTCTACAAATATTCCCAGACTACCTCGCACCCTGCATGGCGGGCGCAACTTTAACCTTGCGTGAAGGGCAACGAGTGTTACATATACGGCATCTAACCGGTGGGGTTCGCGCCATCGGATAAGCCGCTCGCAAGGGCGGCTTTCTCATTTCTGGAGTGTTCGCAGCTCTAGGCCGTCGCCAGATGCGGGGCGAACCTCTTGCATCAGGAACACTCCACCACAATTCGGAAATGCTTACGCACACGCGGTGCCCGAGGTTTTCCTGCAAGGGTTCCGTATCTGCTCTCCGAAGAGGTTCACCAGCCCGGCTTGCGCCGCGTTACTGACCCGGATTGCGCGAAATGTATTCCAACAAATATCATTCCGCAAGATTTAGTTTTGATAACCTCTCAATAGGGGCTGTCGCCTCCCGCCCGCCAAGAAGTGGTATGACAAAATGAGCAATGCCCGCATGTATGGCGGTGATTTCCACAGTCCAAGCCAGAGGCGATCCGGGGTCAAGTGTGGCCCGGTCGCCCGTGTTGATCCTGCGGCGCTCTGTTTCCCGATCACGGATGGCCTGCATATGCTCAGGCACTTGTGCCATTTCCATGATAGCCCGCTCCGGAATTGGTACTGGTACGCCGTTGCGGCTCACGACGCGCGTGACCTTGCCGCGCGATTCCTTGAACATCACATCCCAATTCGGTTCCTTGTCAAAGCGGGCAAAGAGATAACCTGGCACAATGGCGCGCTTGTATTTGATCTTGCGCCCGTCGCGACGCGGGGATGGCTTCCACGCCGCCTCTGTAGGGTGCCAGCACTCCGGTGCACCGTTCCGGGTGAGCCAAGCCGTAAGCGGCATCTCCATCTGCGGCGCGGTGCATAGAATGTACCATTCCGGCTCGCACTGGCGTCCGAATACCTTCCGGGTAAAATCCAGCGGCACTACTTGCCCGATATGAAACGTCATGTTCTGCCCATTCTCATTTTTTTGCCGCCAACGTGCCATGCTCGGCAGAATTGGCAGTGGTAGATATAGACGCGCTTATGCGAGCGGTTCATCTTGATCTTGGCAGCAAGCGCTACCGCCCATGTCATCGATTGCTTGCCTTGGCACGCTGATAAATAGGCGATATTGTCATTCATTCGCGCGTGCACGCATGGTTTATGTTGGGTTGCGGGCGGTTTTCCGTCGTCATTTCAACCCTACACAGGGCGAGGCTGACGGGTTTGCCTTTGACAATGCGTTGCTGATATTTGGGCTTGCGCTTGCTCATTTGAAAATCCCATCTGCCTGTACCTGCGGAATTGCGCTAAGTTGGCGCTGTAGCCTGTCCACCAGCCGCTGGATCTTGCTGACCTGTAGCCGCAGCACCGCGTTGTCGCGATCTATCCGCATGTGGCGGTTGCTGATGCGCAGCGCGGTGTTTGCGTCGATGAGGTTGGCGGTGATTTTGGCTGGCGTCATGCAAGGCTCCACATGCGGCGATTGCCGTTGCCTGTGGTGCATTTCTCGATTTCATATTTGGCCGCGCCCTCGTCTTTCAGAATGACAAGGGCGCTGTGAATACTTCCCTCTGAAATCACGAGCCGCCTAGAGATTTCGGCCACGCTTCTCGGCGTATCGCTGAGGCCGTTGCGGACCCGGTGAACCATTTGGCCGCTGACCTTCTTTGGGTCAGCCTTGACCTTTGGCTTTGAAATGCGCCCTTCCTTGGCACACAGCGCCATCCATCTTGCGGCCAGCTCAGCTTCTGTGAGCGGCTTGCCTTTGGGGCGGTCTGGCCGAGGCTTGGCAACGGGTCGTCCGAATTGGGCGGTAATGTAGCTCATTTTTCTGCCTCGTGAACACGTAGCCCGTGCATTATCGTTGTGTGGTCGCGGTTGAATGCTCTGGCGATCTGCGGCAGCGAATAGCCTCGATTGCGGCAAATCGAGTACCCGAGCATTCTGGCGCGGGATAAATCGTGGCCTCGTGCTGGCCCTGTCAGGTCGTCGATTGAATAATTGGTCGCCTGTGCCAATTCCGAGATGATGCCGAAAATCTGAGTATCAACGCAGTTTCTCCAAAGCGCGCGGGCCTCGGCCACCTCGTCAGGCTGGAGCCAGAAGTATTGCGCCTCAATCGTCATTTGGCTCTCCCACCATGCAATCACCCTTCAGGGCTTCGTCCACCGCCGCGTCGCGCATTTCCTGCGACCTCATGGGGAACATTTCGTCTATGAGGGCCTTGATCCTTGCGCGCTCCTCATCAGTCGGCGGGCGGCGAATTGGCTCTGGCGGTGCGGGGCCACGCTCAAGGGCGGCAATCATGTGACGGCGGGGGCTGGTGAGGGCTTCGCAGCGCTTTTCGAGTTCGTCCCATGTCGGGAAAAACCGATAGGTGTTTTTCAGAAGCACTGAACGAACCACGTCGGCGGGGTATCTAGAAAGTCGCGACGCATAGGCCGTAACGCGGAGTTCCTCGGCGAATTCGTCGTCGGCGCGCTTGGCGACAATCACCGAAAGTTCGGCAAGCCAGCCCTCAATCTGGCGCGTGGGCGCTGGCGTCAGGAAGTTCCGCAGATCTGAAAGGGCAGCCTCAATGTTGCCGCCCGAGACTTCGCAGCCAATGGCAACGTCATAGGACGGCAGGCGCTCGCCGTTCGGGCCGGATGGGTAGCGGCTGTCATACCGTACCGTCAATGCGACGCCGTGCGACAATGCTCGCGATACTGCTGCCTTGTCCATGTCTGCCGGGGCTTGCTTGGAAAGCCATGCGGCCACCTGAGAATTTTCGAGCGTTGCCAAGCCACGTTCGCCATGCTGCGTCCCAGTCGCGGAATAGGCTTCCCTTGGCGGTGTGGTGATTGCGGAAGCGATCTGCCTCATGTTCGGTTTCCATTGCTGAGAATTGGCGTTCGGCTGCGTCGGACAGGTTTTTCTCTGAAGGCACCCAGTCAGGTGGCAGCG